TTGAATTAATTTATGTTTATTATATTCTTCTGGATTACTCCAATCATTCCAAAATTTACAGCCCCTATCCTGATACCACTTTTTAGTAGTAACTCCCTTAATAAACCCTTCGAGTTCAACCCTGACTGATTTCCAAGGCATCTTACGAAGAGTTGTTAAAGGAAAGCCCTTACTCATATCATGACGAAAAATTTCACAAAAAGTTCCAATAGTGCCGTTCTCAACAGGAATTATTTGATTGTTATTATCATAACGTGTTGCCTGTTTGGCCTGCCCATTATTAACCACGTTTTCAATTATTTCTTTATAGTTCATTTAATTTCTTTTCCTTCTCTTTTTCCTTTTCGTGTTTCTTCATTTCTTCATCTACAAATCTAGATGCTAAGTATGGATCAATTAGATTGGCGTAATTCCCCTCATCCTCTGAATCTTTTATGTAAATTGATATTGTTGAATAATCAATCATTTCTTTTAACAATTTTAAGATCTCTGTTTTTTTCATCTAAATCTTTTTCCTTTTTAATTCTATCTTTTAATTCTATCTTTTAATTCTATCTTTTAAAAACTCGAAAGCGTAATCAAAGTTGAATACTTCAATAGCTAACCCACTATCTCTTGGGTAACTAAGGGTTGTTGAATTTTCCATACCCATTTTATAAACTTGCTGATTTAAGAGGTTGAACGCTTAACACTGATTGAATTTTCTCTATTAATTTTATCTTATGAGGCTCTGCCAAATAGGTCCAGTTTAAATACTTATGAACCACGCAATTTTCTGATAATTTAATTTGGGAAACTTCTATAAATGTGGGTGGAAATTTGGGGAAAAATAAATCGCACTCATAATCTCCTTTGACCACACTTACATAAGCTTCTGTAATATAGGGGAGGGAGGCGGCGTACACTTGTCCGCCCCCTATAACCCACGAACAACTAAATTCACCTGACTTAAACAGTCGTTCAAAACTAGCAAATTCTATTACATCCTTAGTATTAACTATCCCACTATAAATTAATTCATTACTTTGGGTGAGAATATAATTTTTTCTAAAAGGAAGGGGATTTTTAAAAGTATTAAAAGTATTTCCTCCCATTATTACTTCGTTTCCAATAGTCATAGTTTTGAAGAAATCCATATCTTCAGGACAACTCCAAGGGATTTTGCCGCCCTTAGCAATTCCACCTGTTTTATCAGTTGCTACAATTAATTTCATTGGTTATAAGTTTTCTTTTTTTCTATAAATTGTAAAATACTTTGATCATTTGTTATGTCTTTTGCGTATATGTAGTAGTGTTAAGTACGTGTGAATTTTTAAAACTGTGAGGTAAAAATGGAAAAGTTAGAGAAGATTTGTAGTAAGTGTGGGAAACTGAAGGACATTGGGTGCTTTTGGAGGACCACCGCAATAGCTCTGTCTTACGGCGAGGGTCCGGAATATGTTGGGAATTTAGAGAAAGGTGATAAGATATTATAAATTTAATTTCGTCCCTTAGTAAAGCCGAGATCTCTTAACACCTGAACAAGTCTATCAACTCTTTCAACCAGTCCAGACATGTTATTAATTAAAGAATTTAGCTTCATAATTTCACCCTGCATATCCTTTAGATGCTCGTATTCATTTACAGCAGAAGCAATAATCAAATCCTTGCCCAAAAACTCATTGTATGAATGATAGACTTTTATTAAGTCTCTTTGGAATAAAGCAGTGTTAATAGAGAGCTTACTATTCAACCAATTTAAAGATTTGTTTACACTAATAGCATATTGGGTTAGCACATACTGAGCAGCACAGCACTCAGCCTTATCCATGCTATCTAATTCGTCCTCATTCATATTGAGGTAATATTCAAACTTAGAGGATGAATGATCCACTTTTCCAAGTGGTAATAGGGCCTCATGTTCTTTTATAAGGGTTTCAGCCTCTTCTATTAGTCCTACGGACATTGTTTCTCCTGTGTGATAAATACAACTTATAACAAATTAAGGGAATCTAAACAATAATGGCTAAATTAACATATTAAAACTCATGTATTTTCTATTTCTGGAATATAAATGTCTGTCCAAACATAAGCTGTATTCTTCATTTTAACCCTATCTACAAAATACTCTACTTCTCTTATTGCTAAATTACCCGGCTTTACCTGTAATTCTTCCATCCTATAAACAAAGTTATCTAAAATAATTTGAAAGATAGACTTTAGTTTGTATGGATGTGTGTAATAACAGTCTACAGTACAAGACAGTTGGTGGGGCGAGCAAAAGTATTCAGTGTGGGGAGTTTGATATACCGCTACCTCTCCTGTATTTATTAGAATGGGTCTATACATTCCAAATATTTCCCTTTTTACTTTTACAATGCACTCTTTAATATCATTTTCCCAATAAGTTAGCGAAATTAACTCAAGGATGTATTCAGAATTTTCATTTTTCATTGTATAGACCTTAAAATTTTGCCCCACTCACTTACTTTATCAAAGGGCAATTCTACATATATAACATCGTTTAATTCACACCATTCTCTTTTAGCTTTATCTCGTTTGATAGATGAGCGAAATCCAGCTTGCGTCTTATGGAAATGTTTTATGAAAGAGTAGTGTTGGGCCCCGTGTACTTCTATCATTAATTTTAAATCTGGAAAAAAAAATCAGAAATTAATCCTGTACCTAAAATACTAACCTCTTCATATGCTACAGAGTAGGGGAATATTGTCTTTATTATGACTCTTGCGGATAAATGCAATGCACTTGGATTAGTTGACTCTCTACAAATCTTATTAAAGTTAAATATATGAGAGCGTCCGTTAAGATCGAAAAATTTCATACAAATCCTTTGTTATATAATTGATTATTATTTTAAAAATGTGAAAATACTTTGATCGTTTTTGTGAATCTTGGCGTATATAGTATACTATACGTATAATTCTTTAAAATATGAGGTAAAAATGGAAAAAATTTGTAGTAATTGTGGAGAATTGAAGGACGTTGGGTGCTTTGGGAAGGTAAAGAGAAATAAAGATGGGCTTTGCGGGAAGTGCAAGATATGTATGAAAGAATATAAAAAAGAATATAAAAAAGAGCATAGATTACAACATAAAGATAAGATCAGAAGAAAGGAGATGGAATATTATGAAAATCATAAAGAAGAGAGAAATGAAAAAGCTAAAGAATATTATGGAAATAATAAAGAAGGTATAAGTAAACGGGGTAAAAAATATTATAAAGACAATAGGGATAAGATTATTGAAAATAGTAAGATATGGGCTTTAAATAACAGAGATAAAATAAACAAAAATAATAGAAACCGTACCGTATCTGATAATTACAAAATTTCTAGGTTAATCAGCGCCAGAATTCTACGGGCAGTAAAAACAGTTGGGACCAAGAAATGTGATTACTCAGCCAATCTCCTAGGTTGCACCATAGGCTTTTACATGAACTACATTGAAGCAAAGTTTACACAAGGGATGACTTGGGAGAATCAAGGCAACAACGGCTGGCATTTTGATCACATAAAGCCCTGTAAATCCTTCGATCTTAAAGATCCGGTCCAGCAGTATCTTTGTTTTAATTACACTAATTACCAACCACTCTGGGCTACCACCACAATTGCAATTAGTTACGGTGAGGGACCAGAGTATGTTGGGAATCTGGAAAAGGGTGATAAGGTATTATGAATTTATTTTAAGGTTTTTAAGAATTGTGGTATTGGAATAAGTTGATCTATTTGGATGCTCCACATAGCTATACGACAAACAAAGGGGCCATCTCTCTCGCCCACACCCACATAGGTCGCCCTATCATAAAACTCAGACTTACTTATCACTCCTAATTCCCAAGCCATACTTAGGTCTTTTTGGATTCTGAAGAAGATATAAGCGTCTGTTTCGTGATTCTTTTGGTAGTCAGAGACAGACGCGGTATAGCTAGGCAATGGTGGGCCCTTACAAGTCTTAGCTTTAACGTCGAACTTAAATCCAGCTAATTCTAAATCGTAATGCTTAGCGTTCTTAAGAACAAACTCGGGATACTTAGCAAGCAGTAGTTCTTCTGCTAGAATACCATAGAGCTTGCCATTCTCGGTGA